AACCCAAGAGGCCGTGCAGGAATCCAACCCCGCTTCACCCGCAACCCCCAACCCGGAGATTACCCCCGATGGCCAAACGACTTCTGATGGTGATGATAACCCCCCTTCTGGTGATGATGACGCTGGCGCGGATGCTGATGTCGATGCTGACGATCCTGACGCTTCCGATGTGGCCGCGACCGGAACGACTGCAGTTGATGAAGGCGGCGGTGGCGACGTCGATGGCGTCGATGCTGACCCGAAACTGGTGGAAACAGGCCCAGCGCCTCTTAATGACCAGTCGGATGATGAACTTCGCGCCACGTATCTGGCTCTCAACGGTCGGGCGGCACACCACAATATCAAACGCGAGACCTTGATCAACAAGATCGAAGACCTGCGCAACCCTGCCTGATTGAGGTGATCCGTCAATGGCCATCATCGCATCAGAGGTCATGCTCCAGGCCAGCATCCTATTACTGGATGCTGGCCTTGTTCGGTGGCCCGCCCCCGAGCTGCACATCTATCTGAACGCTGGACAGCGAGAGATCGCGCTGCACAAGCCAACGTGCTTCACCGATGAGGTCATCATCAACCTGGTGGCAGGCACGCGCCAGTCGATCCCAGCCACAGCAATTTCCCTCATGCGCGTCGTGCGCAACCTGTCAGCCGACGATGATCCCGGCCCGCGTGTCGGTGCCAAGGCGGTGACAGCGATCGACCGCACTGTCCTCGACACCCAGATCCCCAGTTGGAGTGATCCGACGGTGATGCCCTTCCGCGCGCTGGTGGATCACGTGGTAGTGGATATCGCCAACCCAGAGACGTTCTACGTCGTGCCCGGAAACACCGGGACCGGGATGCTGGAAGCCACCTGCGCGGTCATGCCGACGCCGGTGCCTGTCCCGTCCTCGCCCCTTCTCATCGCCAGCTACGTCACGTCCATGAACGTGCCCGCGATCTTCGAGAACGCACTGGTGGATTATGTCATGTACCGGGCTTTCTCGAAGGATGCCTCGACCCCAGGTCATGCCCAGCGCGCCGTGGCGCACTATCAGCAGTTTGCACAGGCCATCGGCCTCAAGATGCAGACCGACATGGCGCTGAACCCCGACAAAACCAGAGGGGCGTGATCAGTGCCACTGCCAACCGTCCCCCTCGCATCGATCCTGCCACTGGTGTCGCCTCACCTTGACGAGATATCGGACTATCTGGTGATCCAGATGCTGCGCTTGGCGGCCATCGAATTCTGTGAACGCACCAACATCTGGCGCGAGATGCTGACCGTCACCCTCGACAGCCAGGACGAGCCTGTCATCACCCCCGCCCATGCAGCGCTGCACGAGATAGAGTCGGCAACCTTTGACAGCGCTCTGTCCTCGCATACCCCACTGCAGCCGATCCGGTTCATGGCGACGACACCGCAAGAGCGGGCGGTCGATCCCACCGGCCAACCGCGCTACATCACCCAGACGTCGGCCAACACCATATCGATTGTGCCCTATGCCCCCGGCACGATCACCCTTGCCGCCATCCTGAAGCCCATCGCGGGGCCCGCGTTCGGTGTGGACAGCAGTGAACCGGACCCGGTCGTGCTGCAGGACCGGCAGAACGTCATCCCGGCATTCCTGTTCCAGCAGTTCGCCCACACGATTGCCAACGGTGCGCTCTATCGCCTCAAGACCATGTCCAACCGCCCATGGAGTGATCAGCCTGGGGCCGCCACGTTCTTTTCCCTGTTCAACCAGTCCTGCGATACGTCGTTCAACGCGGCGATCCGGGGCCAGCACAAAGCCCGCCGCCGCGCGGCCTATTCGTTTTACTGACCATGCCCATCAAGATCGAAACATTCAGCGGTGAGATGCCAGCGCGCCACCCGCGCCTTCTGCCTCCCAACGGTGCGCAGGTGGCCAGCAATGTGCTGCTTGATCGTGGCAGCCTGCGCCCACTGCGCGCCCCCGCCGTCAGCAACACCCTCGCAGTAGATGCCGACAACATCATTCTGCATCGCGGCACGTGGATCCCGGTCGATGACAACGCCTGGGCGGCACCGGGCCCCGTGGCGGATGATCGTCTCTACATCACCAGCGATGATGCCCCTGTTCTGCTCTTTGAGGGCGTATCTCGCCCACTGGTGCTGGCCGCCCCCACATCCGGGCCGAGTGCGGTCCCCAACGCCGCCGTAGACACCACGCTGGCCGAGTCCACGGTGTTTACCTACACCTACGTCACCGATCTGGGGGAAGAGAGCCAGCCCGCGCCGCTTTCCGGCGCCATAGCGCTGGATCCGGAGCAGACCGCCGCCATCGGTGGCTTCACGGCACCGCCCACCGGGCGCGGCATCACGCGGCGGCGCATCTACAAGTCCGTCACCAGCCTCAGCGCGGCCACCGGCCTGTTCTTCGTCCACGAAGAGGATGTGGGCAACGGCACGCTGACCTTCGACCCGGAGCTGCACCCGGCAGGTGAAGCCCTGCCTTCTGCCGACTATGACCCGGCCCCGGCGAACATGCAGGGGATCATCACGATGCCCAACGGCATGATGGCGGCATTTGCCGGCCAAGAGTTGATGTTCTGCGAACCGTTCCTGCCGCATGCGTGGCCGATCAAGTATCGCCTCAAGACGGATTACCCGATCGTGGCCCTGAGTGCGTTCGGCACGATGCTGGCCATCATGACCGAGGGCACGCCGTATCGGGCGCAAGGCACGCACCCTGATCAGATGCAGATGGAGAAGATCGAACAGAACCTGCCATGCGTGGCGGCGCGCGGCGCGGTCGATGTGGGCTATGCGGCGGTCTATCCATCAAGCGAGGGGCTTGTCACCATGTCGGCCGACAATGCCGTCCTGGTGACACGCGGGCTTCTGACGCTGGATCAGTGGGTCGCACTGCGCCCCGAGACGTTCATCGCATCGCAATGGTCGGGCCAGTATGTCGCCAGCCACCTGACCGCCGCCGACGCGCGCATCACGCGCCTCTTCAACCTGCAGGAAGGCAACGCCTATATCACGCGGTCGCCGATGCAGGCGCGGGCCTGGTATCACGACATCAGGACCGGGTTCCTCTATGCCCTGATTGGTGCCCGTTCCATCCAACGGTGGCACGCACCGGCCTCAGACGATGCCACATTCACCTGGCGCTCTGCCGTCTATGACGTCCGGTACCCGATCAGCTTCGCCGTGGCCGTGATCGAAGGCGTGGCCAGTGCCAGTGCCACACCAGAGGTCGCGCTGAATATCTATGCCGATGGCCAACTTATCCACACGATCACCGAGATGAACGTGCCGCGCAAACTGCCCGCGATACTGGCGCAGGAGTGGCAAGTGGAGATCGTCAGCAATGCCGAGATCCAGCGCGTGGTCGTGGCCGAAGACATGGAGGCGCTGGGACGATGAGAAGCATCCGCACCACACTGGACGCCCTGCGCCGCAAGCAGAACGTCGATACCCTGGTTGGCGATGCTGGCAAGCAAGATCAGCGCGCGGTGCGCTGGGCGGATCTGTTCTCTCACCCGACGATCAACCGCCTTCTGAACCTCGACAAGCGACAGGCCGCCGCGATCGAGACGGTAGAGGCGGCTGTCACCACCACCACCACGGCCACCATCGCTGCCCAACAGACCGCTGATGATGCGGCGGCGGCTGTTCTGGTCAATCTGGCATCGGCGCAACAGGCGCAAAACGCCCTCAACGCTCTCACGTCCGATCTTACCGCGACGACAAACACCCTGATCCGCGACAGTGGCAACTTCGATTTTCGCTTTGGTGGCGCGGGGTGGACCTCAAAGGCGGGGAATGCACTCGCCGACCAGTCTTTCGACACAATAACTGTGGGGCAGATCATCGCCCCGTGACATCTCATGCTCTGATAACGGCGCATGAACCAACCAAAGGAGACCTCTGATATGGCTGCAAATCCCTGGGCAATGTACGGCAACGCCCTCGAAAAAGTCCTTGATGGCACGATCGACCTGTCGGCTGACGCCTTCCGGATGGTGCTTGTCGGGACGGGATACACCCCCAACCAAAGCACGGATGTCGCGTATTCGTCCATCTCGGGGCAACAGATCGCCAACGGGAACGGATATGCCACCCATGGCAAGCTCGTGACCCTGTCCCAGTCCCGTGCGGGCTTGGCGGTGACGATCGATGGCGATGATCAGTCGTGGCCCACCTCGACGCTCACGAACGTGGCCTATGCCGTGATCGTGCGCGATGCCGATGCCAACGCGGCACTGGTCGCCGGTGATATTCCGATGTGGTTTTCGGAACTGAACGACGGCGGGTCGCTGTCGACGGTCAACGGCACCCTCGGCGTCACGATCAACGCCGCTGGCCTCTATGTTGTCACCGCGACAGCGGCGGCCTAACCCCAGGAGTGACTTGATATGACTGCAGGCTACAACCGCGCCAAGATGACGACGGCCACGACCGGAACCGGCACGCTGACCCTTGGCACGGCGGTCGCCGGGTTCCAAACCTTCGCCGCCGCTGGCGTGGCCAATGCTGCGACGATTGCCTACATCATCGAGGACGGTGATGCGTGGGAAGTCGGCACGGGCGTCTACACCACATCTGGCACGACCTTGACGCGCATTGTGGCGGAAAGCAGCAACGCGGACGCGGCCTTGAACCTGACGGGATCGGCGCAGGTCTTTATCGGGCTGACGGCGGCGGCGGTGGCGGAGCTTGCCACGCAGACGGGCGCGCAGACCTTGACGAACAAGACCCTGACCGCGCCCGCGATCAGCAACCCAACGTTGACGGGTTCTGTCGTCGAACAGGTTTTTGCCCTGACAGGCACCACGCCCGCGCTTGATCCGGCAAACGGCACAATCCAGACTTGGACCCTGACCGCAAACAGCACCCCGACCAATAGCCTTACAGACGGGGAAAGCATCCTGATCATGGTCAATGATGGCACGGCGTTTACGATCACTTGGCCGAGCGTGACATGGGTAAACAATGCTGGAGTTGCTCCCACACTGGCGACCACAGGCTTCACGGTCATATCACTCTGGAGAGTCTCAGGCGTTCTCTACGGCGCGCTTGTCGGGGATGGTTCCTGATGCTGGCGTCATGGCATGGCAGGGGTGCGGGCGGGGCTGTCGGTGGTGGCCTTGAGTTCGTCGGATCGCGAACCTTTCCCCAACTTGGAACCACAAGCACATTCACGGTTCCTCTTACTGCCCTGACGGGCGGAATTGCATCAGCTCCTCGGACTGGCGATCTGGTGGTGGCGTTTATTGGCATGTCATCACTTTCGGGAAGCCGTGATCTCACGATGCCTTCCGGGTGGGCCGAATTAGACCGAGTGCAAGGGAACAATACCTACAATTGCGACTTATATGTCATTTATAAAACAATGAGTGCAACGCCCGACACGGGATTTGATATTGTCGGGGGGATGCCGAGTGTAAACAGCTCCCTCGCAGTGACAATCCACGTCCATGCCGGGGCGTCAGCAGCGGCCCCGTCTTTTACAACCGCAAACGGCGGAAACTCGGTGCTTTGCAACCCTCCAGAAATTACGCCAACAGTCGCAGGATCGGAAGTTATCAGCGGCGGAGTGGGTGGACATATAGAAGGAGAAAGAACATTTTCTTCTTCCAGCTTTGATAGCTTTCTGTCTGAAGGTGTGGATGGAGTGGGAAAAGGTAGAACTGACTGCACTATTGGTGTGGGTCGGTTTGCGTGGACAAGCGGCGTGTTTGATCCAGCGGCGTTTACTTTTAGCGGCTCAAGTTTAGCGACATCCTCATGGGCCGCTTTATCTCTTGTTATCATTCCAGAATAGGAGCCGCATATGTTTGTCAAAGTCACCAAGGGCCAAGCCGCACCGATCACGCTTACCGAATTCCGCAAGATGTATTGGGAGACATCATTCCCGCAGGATATGCCCTTGGCGGAGCTGGCCGAAAAGGGCGTCTATCCCGCCCGTTATATCCCTCAACCTGAAATTACAAAGTTTCAGCGCGCAACAATGTCTGATGCATTTACTCAGGTCGATGGCGAGTGGGTGCGTGGTTGGGATATACGAGACATGTCTAAAATCGAAATCCAAAAACGGCTTAGTTGCACAAAAATGCAAGCCATTGTTGCACTAGGAAAAACAGAACTCGCCCGACTTGTGGATTTCCTAGGAAGTTTGGACCATAGCTGGATAGCACTACAGCTTTTGGATAACACACCAGTATGGCATCGCTTTTGCGAAGATGTGCAGGTTGTCCAATATGGACTTGGCTACACTGAAGATAAAATGGACGAGTTTTTCACCAAAGCGATGGCGCTGGAAGTATGACCGACACCGCCAACATCATGATGAAGTCGAGGCGGAAAGGTAACGCGTAATGGTCGGCTTTTCTCCCCTTGCAGCAACGCCACTTGCCAGCAAGGCATCACGGAAGGACGCCACCGCCATTCCGGCTGCAGGCAGCGCCACCGGGCTGGGCTTTGCCGCGACAATATCCGCCACATCAAACGCCGAGGCATTACCTGCCGCTGGCTCTCTCTCTCCGTGTCTGGTCTCGCCCCGGCAACATTTGCAGGATCCAACTCAACCTATTGAGCTCATATCCTTACCTGCTGGAGACATTGTAGGTACAACCGCAACTCAGACTTTAACCAATAAGACTCTGACCGCACCTAGAATAAACGTCACATTTGGCACTGTAGATGAGTTTATAGTTATCAATGGTACGGTTGATACTACAATACGTCAAAAACTTGAAGGATATTTAGCACATAAGTGGGGCACACTTTCGGCTCTTCCAGCGGCACACTCATTTAAAACACTACAGCCAATGAGATGATCATCGAAAATAAAAAATAAATAAAAACAGTAAAGTCTAAATAGTGGGTGTGTGTTATTAAGGGGATTTGCACTACTATGACTAATCAAGATTCTACATCATGGTTCACCCCACCGAGATGGGTAATAGATATCGGAAAATGGCTGGCTATTTTAGGATCTGTTCTGGGTGCAATAGTTATAATATACGGTCTATCAGGTCCACTCGCAGAGTATTTGGAAGATAACCGAACACAAAGAGAAGGACTGACGTTAATCATACAACAGTTTCCTTCTATATTAGAATCTCAAGCACTGAGAGATCTTGCAATTCAAGATTTACAGAGATCTGTATCTGTACTTTCTAGATCAATACAGATTATAAGCGCACCTACAGTAATAGCTGAATACTCATCTAACAGTAGGTCACTCGGCCCCTGTAGATTTGGACAACCTTGTGAATTTGAGATAGTGGTGAGAAGAACAGTCGGTGCTGAATCTTGTAATATACAAGACGGTACTACCATAAGAACAGTAACGAGTAATTCAGATAATATTCCACTTCAAGTATCAATGTCTTTTGGTTTGGAAGTTGCTAGAAATATTGGACCAGTATGGCAGGTAATCCGCATGAATGTGGATATTCCTTCATCGATGCCTATAGGTGATGCACACTTCCAGATCATCACGTTCTATGACGGTTGTGACTGGCAAATTAACGGTACACCGCCCGTGTCGAATGCCTCTCCTCGCATCAATTTCACAGTTCTAGAGTAAAGGATTTACAATGGCTATGCCAACAAGCCGCGAAGATTTTAAAGAGTATTGCCTCAGAAAGCTTGGCTCTCCTGTTATAGAAATCAACGTATCTAGTGAACAGATAGACGACCGCGTGGATGAAGCACTTTCTTTCTATAGAGATTATCATTATGACGGATCTGAATTAATCTATCTCAAGCATGAATTAACTCAGGAAGATCTGGATCAGGGATACATCAATGTTTCGCCTCGACTATTAGGCGTTACTAGAATTTTCGATCTTTCAACTTCCATATCTTCTGGTACTGGAATGTTCAGCGTCTCATATCAGTTTGTTCTAAATAACATTCAGGATATGACGAGCTATGACGTGTCGAACTATTACATGGCGATGCAAAATCTAGAGTTTATACAAGAAATGTTTGTCGGTAAACCTATGATCAGATATAACCGTCGCAATGATAAACTGTACATTGACATTAATCAGAAGAGATTACTCGTCGGGATGACTATTGTGATGGAAGCTTATGACATTATAGACGGCGAAGTCTATGCCGATCTTTGGAAGGATCGCTGGCTTCAGAACTATGCCACTTGTCTGATCAAAGAACAATTCGGAGTCAACCTTACTAAGTACGAGAGCATGCAACTCGTTGGTGGTGTCATGTTTAATGGGATGCAAATCTTGAATGATGCAAGAGAAGAAAGATTACGTCTCGAAGAACAGGCTATGGCTTCGCTCCAGCCACTGGTCTTTAATTTCATAGGGTAAAACCGCAGTACCCCTTCTATATTTTAACGGATCAACCCTATTATACCATGCTCTGAGATCAAGTCAACCACAGATCAACTACGAACAGTAAACCCTAAGTTTCACTAGTACTCCAGTGCTAAAATCGCCAGCTCAGTCATTCTACGGACGCATTGCCTCTGCCAATCCCGCGTGTCGTCAAAGTCAAAATGTGGGCCAAGTAAAGTGTCTTTGCCATATTGCCGTATAGATTTCAGTGCATCCTGTAGTAGTAAAATCTCTGCCGCCTGTGCATCGCGCTCGATTATTAGTGCGTCTAGAGCCCCCTCATTGCCTTAATTTTTGTCATATCTGACATTTTCTTTTCCTTCGTGTTTGCGAATCAGTAATCTTTGGAGCATCTGGAAAGAGTTTCGAAGATATTGTAAAACTCTCCACAGACGCTGTCCCAAACTTTAATTGTAGCCGTTCCCCCGATAATTTGGATAACGCGACCATACACTTCCGTCCCGCCACTCTTCAAGGTTACGTTGTCGCCGATCTTAATGGTCATTGTCGTTCTCCTTGGGTTTATAATGTTCCATTAAGAATAGAATATACCTTCTAGGGTAAGGGTCAACACCATAAATAGATCGTAACAGTAAGGAATTAAAAATGCCGGACTTCGACGGAAAAGAAGAAAGAATGGAAATAGGTTTGAGAATCTTAGGCAATGAGATTCTTGGGTTGTACATTAATAGCTTGAGCAATCGAAAAAACTGGATTATTCTTTCTATCGTAGCACTGATACTATTAACATTGCTGGCAAATCAACTAATTCCGTTGATTCAAATTATAGCAGGAATTATCTAATCTTATGGCTACAAGCTCATATTTTAATGCGTACAAAGTAATAGGTAACGAAAAGTCACTTTTCGAAGATCTTGTCATAGAATCCATTCGCATCTATGGGGTGGATACATATTACCTCACCCGTTCTCTACAAGAGGTGGACGAGATTCTCAACGAGGACGACGCATCTATATTCAACGCAGCGTACCAAATGGAAATGTATGTAAAGAGCGTAGACGGGTTCCAGGGCGACGGTGACTTCCTCAGCCGGTTCGGGTTGACAATACGAGATCAAGTAGTCTTTACTGTCGCGAATAGAGTTTTTGAGAAATACGCGACGAGCCAAGATTCTTCCAAGGTAAGGCCAAACGAAGGTGATCTTGTCTTTTTTCCTATGAATAAAAAATTCTTCAAGGTCATGCACGTAGAACACGAATCTGTCTTTTATCAATTGGGTGCGCTCCACGTTTACGATCTTAAGTGCGAGCTCTTCGAATATTCAAACGAGCGCATTGAAACTGGCTATCCAGATATAGACACTCACTATGATCACATTAAGACAGATCAAATAACTAGTATTACTGCGCTGCACGGAAAAGATCCAATAGCAAAGAATATATTCTTTGAAACTGAGGCTGATAGTATTCTTGATTTTTCTGAGGTTTCGCCGTTTGAAGAAGATATAACAAATCCATCAGATACATAATGAGGTTTTAAGATGCCAATTACAAATCATTTCTATAACGGATCGACTCGTAAATATATAGCACTTTTCGGGTCTCTGTTTAATAAGATGGTCATAACTAGAGATTCAGTCTCTGGAACTGAACTGCAGCGAATGATAGTACCCATATCATATGGGCCCTTTCAGAAATTTCTTGCCAAGATAACTCAAGATCCAAATCTCGATATGAAACAAGCAGTCTCGCTACCTAGAATGTCTTTTGAGATATCTTCTATGTCATATGATCCCCAGAGAAATATAGCGGCCGTTTCAAATATGAGATTAAGTGGCGAATCAGAAGGTGATTTTGTTTATGTACCAGCGCCTTATAATCTAGAGATCAATCTCTATATTATGACTAAATACACGGAAGACGGTACTAAGATACTTGAACAGATACTTCCTTTCTTCAAACCAGATTACACGTTCAGTGCAAAGATCATCGATGATCTGCCACCTCTTGATCTGCCACTAGTTTTGACCAGTATATCTACTGAAGATATGTACGAAGGTGACTTTGAGACTAGAAGAGCTCTTATGTGGACGCTTTCTTTTACTCTCAAAGGTTGGTTCTTCGGCCCAGTTCGCGAAAAGAGAATTATCAAGTTTATAGACAATCGGATTTATTCATCTCTAGAAACTGGTGATGGATACACAAGTATAGAAATTCAACCTGGTCTTACTGCACAGGGCGAACCCACGGAAAACTTAAATGAAACAGTACCGTTTACGGCCATAGATTTTGGCGATGATTGGGGCGTGATTACTATGATAGAGGACGTAGAACCAGAAAATGACTAAGCAAAATCCGATAGATGAAGCACTTGGTCTGCGCAATATAGAAGACGCAGAAGAAATAAAGTTGCCGGTTGTCGAGAAACAACCGCCAGTAAATCTTCCCGATACGATCGAACACGGTGTTGAAGACGATGAGACTTTTGCAGACATAGAAACAACCAGAAGCAACATTAAATCGATCATCGAGCAAGGCGGAGACTCTCTTGTAGAAATAATTGCTCTTGCTAAACAATCAGAAAGTCCTCGTGCTTTCGAAGTTGCAGGTGCAATAATGAAAACTCTATTAGATGCAAATAAAGATTTCTTGGAAGTGTCAATGAAGAAAAGAGAACACAAAGAAGAGTTGACAAATCCAAAAGACAAGAATGGTAACCTTACGAATGTGACGAATAATAACCTAATCTTGAGTACAAAAGATTTATTGAATATGATTAAGGGAGAAAATTTAAAATGACGCGTGAAGAAGTAAAAGAATTTTTAAAATGTCGAGACAGTATTCAGTATTTTGCAGACAATTATGTAAAAACTGAATCACCTTCAGAAGGATTAGTTCAGATGAAGTTATCTGAACTTCAAAGAGAAATAATTCAAGAGTATTCTGTAAGTAAATCTCTGATGAGAAAAGATCTTCCCAGACAGGTAGGTAAGAGTGTGCTGCAAGCAGTGATTATAGCACACCAGAATATCTTTGCAGATAAAGAAGAAAGTGCTTATATCTTTGGACATAGCTTCTACAATGGACTAGATCTGTTAAGAAGAGTTGAACTTATTCATGAGAATCTACCAGAATTCTTATTTGACTATAACCCCATAGTAAAGAAAACAAAGACGTCAATAAAGTTCGATGACGGTAAAGATGTCTGTGCCTTTAACATAAAGAACTTTTCGTGGCAGCATAACGGC